CACCGACTCCAGGACATCATCATACTGATGATACTCGGACGGACGTGCGGGCATGTCGGACGTTCCGATATAATGGAATTCGGCAATCACAATCTAAACAAATTCCGTAAAATGGGTATGCTGAAGAATGGGGTACCTTCGGAAGCAACCCTTTGCCGTGTTGAGAACGGCATTGATGATTTAGCCATGGCAGACAGGATGCGGGAGTTTGCCGGGAACTTCCATGAAGAACTGCTTGATGCATGCCGTGACAAGGAGATAATCTGTGTGGACGGCAAGGCGGAGCGTGGCACCGTTCAGGAAAACGGGCGCAATCCGGATATCGTATCCGCTTATTCGTACAACACCGGCATTACAATCGCAACGGAGGCATGCCAGGAAAAGAGCAATGAGATAAAGGCAGTTCCTATACTAATCGACAAAATCGACATATCCGGAAGGATTGTAACCGCCGATGCCATGTCAATGCAAAAGGATATAATCGAAAGAATAAGGACAAAAGGCGGAGATTTTCTGATAGAACTCAAAGCCAATCAACGGTCGCTGCGCTACGGGGTTGAGGACAGCCTCAAGGAACATATCCCTTTGTGTTCATATACTGAAGGTCCTGAGCTTGGCCATGGGAGGATCGAGACAAGAACCTACAACATATATGACGGTCTTGAAATAATTGCCGACAGGGAAAAATGGGGCGGAAACATGACAATCATTGAATACAAGTCGTCCACAATCAAAAAGTCTACAGGAGTGTGTACTTCTGAAAAACGGCTGTATGTAAGCAGCCTGCCTACGGACACGCCCAGACTGGGCGCAATAGTACGTAACCATTGGTCTATAGAAAGCATGCACTGGGGCCTTGATGTAAATCTGATGCAGGACAAGGTGAAGCGCAAGTCGGCAAAAGCCGCTCGCAACCTTGACACAATACAAAGAATGGTCTTCTCCGTATTTTCCATATGGAAAGGATTGCGTAAAAAGCGATCTGATGAGGGGCATAAAACGAAGCGTTTAATGGTGGGGAGTGGCGATTTTGGATGGAATACTTTGAGATTGTTTGAGTTATGGAAGAGGTGGGGCGGAGGTGTAAAAAAACGAAACGTTTACATTGCTTTAATTTTGGTTTAATTTTCGGCTCCATAAGTTTACATGAGGCTTACATGGAGCGCCCGATCGGCGTGTGGCGGTTTACATCACCGGTTACGGTGGTCGGATGATGGTCTAAGGTCGGCTTCGCACCGTTTTTTTTGTGTCGATTCTCAATTATTATTAGTTTAAAAGGTTGCAAATAGCGGTTATTTGTGTATATTTGCGGAAAATTCAGAGATTATGAGACAGACCAAAGTGATACACGTTCACCTCACCGGCAAGCGCAGAGACCTGTATTTTGGCTCGATAGCGGCCATTTTTACCGTCTTAAGCCCACAAGAGGTGGGATGTGGCTATGATTACCTGCGTCGTGCCGGTTTGAGCGGTGGTGGTACCGTTGTGACTAAACGCGCTATAATAAAGCAATCTACGCTCATCACAGTCCCTCGTGGGGCGCGTGGTGGCGTAGATGGTTGAACGATACGGCAACGTTGTTTGAACAGCCTTGGAGTGCCGTTTGAATAGAATCTATCGGGGGAGCTGAGAGGCTCCCCCATTTTTGTGTTAGAACAGTTGATTTTGGAGGGTGGGGTTACAGGTGGGGTTACAAGGTGGGGTTACAATTAAAGTAAAACTGGGGTTACACTTTTAGGGTTTATGACTGCAAATAGCTTGGGGGGTGGTTAGATATTCACTTAGATATTCAGTTTAGGTATTCAATATTGAAAACTTAGATATTCACTTTCGGTTTTTTGATTGGTCGAAATGTCGCTTTACTTTGCTTTACACTTGTTTTCAAAACGGTTTATTGTCATACGAGAAACGCCAAAGAATGCCGCTAAATCGTTTTTCTTAGTTATCCCTCTACGATGTGCCGCAGCATAGCTTTGAAGCGTTAAACGTGGCTTATTTTCGCTTGTGGTGGCATTCTTCAAAACCTTGTTGACATACTGAACGCTTGTGCCGATTGTCTCGGCGATTTCCGCAGGAGTAAAAGTGCCGGACATGTTAATATTCTTTCTTTTGCGGTCGGGGTCTTTGGCATGGCTGTAATTTATAAAGCCGCCCGGAGGTGAGACGTTGCACCGGGCGGCTTGGGGATAAGTGAGAAAAATGTGCTTATTTGATTGTTACCGCGAGTTTTGCGGCTTTGAGGTCGTTTGCGGTTGACAAAGCCTCGATTAGGTCGCGCATTGTGATGAAAGCGCAGTGGAGTTCATCGGTGAGGCTTGTTGAGCCGTTATAGCCGAAGAGTGCTTCCGTGGCGTGGAAGTAGATTGTCTGGAGGTCGTTGCGTACCTCTTCGGGGTTGTTCCAATCAACCATGACCCTGATGATGTTGTCGAGGTTGAAGCCGTTGGCACGCTGTGCCACGATTGCTTCGTAGTCATAAACTGAGTTCATAACAGTTAATTTTTAGGAGGTTAAATAAAAATGCAGCCCTTAGGTGTCCTACGCTAATAACTGTTAACAAGCGCCGGGGCGTTTCCGTGCTCCGCACCATAGGCCGCAAATATCTTTTAGGGAATTTGTCTAAAGGGTTCATAACAGTTAATTTTTTAGGATAGCGCAAATTTAATACTTTCTTTTGAGATACCAAAATATAGAGGGCAAAAATCAGGGCAAAAATCACACGTATGAAAACAATTCACACAAAAAGTGTGCAATCATTGCACACTTCCGTGCAACCGTTGCACACTTTTTTGCTTGTTAGACAATTGATTTATAAATTTGCACTGAAATCAATTGTTTAAATTCAATGGCAGGAATTAAATTCATAGTCTCGGACGAGACATTAAACAGTCATGGGAGTGTAGTTCTAACCTCCGGGATCAATACGGCCAAGTTTGAACGTAACCCGATAATGCTTTACATGCACGAGCGAGAAAGCGGTGTAATAGGTCGCTGGGAGAACGTCCATAAGGAGGGAAAGAAGCTGATTGCTGAAGCTGTTTTCGATGAGGACACAGAATTAGGGGCAAAAGTTAAAAAGCAGGTTGAAAACGGCTTTTTACGTAGTGCCTCAATAGGTATTGACATTATAAAAGAAGCTGTTATTGATGGAGTTAAAACCGTTATACAGTGTGATTTATTTGAAATATCCATCGTTGATATTCCGGCTAACGAAAACGCGGTGAAACTTTATGCAAAGAAAGATTTTGTAAGATTGCTTTCATTGGCTGATAATGCCGGGAAGGAAAAGCCCGGGCAAGCACTCCGCGTCCGGCTGATCGATATTCTCGGACTTGAAGAGAGTGCAAACGACAACGCTATTGTCAATGCAGTTAAAACGCTGTTGAAAGAGCCTTCAAACGTCGAAAAGGAGGTGGACGAGGCAATTAAAAACGGTCTTATAACTGACAATGACCGCACAAGTTTTCTTGCTATGGCAAGCGGCAATATCAAGGCTTTCCAAACGTATTGCGCCGGACGTAAAGAAATGCAAAAGGTTGAAATTGACGCGCTTTTAGATCACAATATGTCAAAAGTGCTTCCACCGGAGCAGCACACGTTCCGGCAGATCGGCGAGCGCATGGGCGTTGAGGCTCTCCGTAATGTCTTGGATTCCATGCACGGCCCGGTCAGACTTTCGGAGTTTGTCAACCTGCCAAAAGATAAAAGTCGATGGACGCTTGAAATGTACCGTAAATACGCCCCGAACGAGTTAATGGACAATCCGTCACTATATAAACGCCTTGTGGCCGAAACGCACGGCAACAGTCACGGTGTCAAAGACCTTGACTATTACCGCCGATATGAACCGGAATATCTTGAGGCACACCCCGAATTATACGCACAACTTATTGAAAAAGAATTATTAAAACGCAAATAACGAATGGCACTAAACAAAGAAGTCTGGTTAAACCAGATACGCGAGGGATTCTATCCCAATGACAGCTTTTTGCAGAAACTGACCAACTATGACGCATTTGTCGAGAATGACAAAATACATATTGCGTCGGCAGGTATTGACCCCAAGGTGTTGATTAATAACACGACATACCCCATTGCGGTTGTAGGTCGTGATGATGAAGACTGTGAATTTGAACTTGACAAGTTCGAGACAGAAAACACAATCGTGCGCCGTCCTGACGCGATAGAATACAGCTACGATAAACTTGAAAGCGTGATACGTCAGCATCGCAGCACATTGCGCAAGGCGGTTACGATGAAAGCGACACACGCCATCGCGCCGCAGACAGACTCCGCAGACACTCCGCTTGTTACAACGTCCGGCGCACTGGCTGGAACTCGCAAACGCCTTACGTTTGCCGACATTCTCGCACTTAAAGAGCGTTTTGACGATGCCGACATTCCGCAGGATCGCCGCTATCTTGTGTTACACCCTAAACACGTTTCAGACCTCTTGCTTGAGGATTTGAAGATTTTCAAGGATATAACCAACATAAAGGACGGCGAGCCG